CACGGCTGGGCCAAACGCTCTGGATCATGGTAGGCATCCAGAATGCCATTAACGACATTCTTGGCTTGGTGAAGCGTGAAGTGATGCTCTACGATTTCCTTCTGATCGCAGAACACAAGGTAACAAGTCCACTCCTCGCAGAAGTGCGCCTCCATGTTGCCCCAAGCGTATGCCCCCATTTGCGAATAGTAAGACCTCTGGATTCCTGTTTTTAGGTCTAGGCTTGTCTGAATGTCTGGAATGCGAACATCTTCTGTTCCTTCATGCTCAATGCCGGGGGTCTGAACCTTGAGCAGTGCCTCGTCCGATATTATAGGATTATTCCCCGCAATCTTGCGGACTTGCTTCAAGGCCCATTTCAGAGCCTTGATGTCATCCTTAGGAAGATCAACCTCGTTCAACTCTCCAGTTGCAAGAGCCTCACGGAATCGTCCATCTAGCTTGGTTCCTCGTTGCGCTGCTGGTCCTGCTTCGCCTTGCTTGGACTCATAGCAAGGACACTCAGCGAGCTTAGGCAATAGTGAATGTCTTATCATATTTATTAATTGAGTTTAAGTGTGATGTATCCGATTATTGCTACTGGGACTAGAAACTTTGCTGCTTCAAAAGCCGCACAGATAATAAAGAGAGTATGGTCTGGATTCATTTAGTCTGAGTAACGAGTTGATTTCCCATTATAGAGATGTTGACCATCTGGATTCATGGAGTAGTCAAACGAGAATGTCTGACCTCCACATCCGTGAGCATTAACTAGCTCCTTGACTGTATCGTGATCCAACTTCTTGTCGCTAATAATAATGAACTCAAACCATTCGGTGTTGCCAGAGGCGGACATTGAAGTGCGCTCACCTTGGAAGTTTATAGTATTATTGATTTTCATTTTGTGGCTCTTGTGGATTGTCTTGTGGCTCGTCTTGAGGGCGGACGGAATAACGCACGCTTTCCATTATTTAGTTCCTTTCTCTACGGCTTCCACGAACTTTGCCAACTTGCCGACGATGTTCTTACGATATGTGGCATCCTCAATGTCCTTCCAAGTCTGGCCTTCTTGAATCTTACCTTTCTTGATGAGGAACGCATTCACTTCTGGAACATCTGCGAGGGTAGCCGCAACTTCGGGAGTCCACCAATTTGCCTCCCATGAGATTTCACCTTCGACAATCTCCCCTTGGATTTCCGCATTATTAGCTGACTCGACATTATTAGTATTAGGCTCTGGCAAGGATGGCACTTCTTTTGCGCTAGGAGCCTCCTGAACGAGTTCGACAACCTCCTTGGCGGGCCTTGGCTTGGTATCGAAGTCTTGAACTTCCTCGGCCAAATAAACGCCATTCAGACAAGCAGGAAATACCGCACGCACACCTTCAGCGACTACACGAGCGGAAAGCATTTGGTCGGGGTATTGCTTCCAAGTCTGTTTTCCTGTGAGGCCCGCAGCATTTGCGCGATCCATCGTCCAAGTGATTTCCAAGTCACCGCCTTGGGGATGGCTGAACTTAGCCGCGCACTTAGTCGGGCCTCTTGATGTCCACTGAATCTTGCCTCCTGCCGCTTGGAATCGCGCAAGGGCGGCTTGCGATTTAAGAGCGGGCCTTCCTTGGATTATGTCGAACTCGCTGGCAACGCTAGCGGGATGCCTGCCTTCACTTTGCGCCACTAGCATAAGGGCAACGGCTTGATCTGGTGTCTTGATGCCGAAAAGGCCGGATTTGGTGATGGCTTGCGCCATTGCCGTGATGTCTTGAACTGATTGGTTGTGAACTACGATTTGGTTTTGCATATTTATATTATTTATTGGTTTATGTTGTTGGGGAGAAATTTTGTTATTCTAAAATGTTTACTATTTCAGAAAGTTGATCTTCTGGAATAAAGATTCCGGTTGCGCCTTCTGAGTCCTTTTGAATTATTGTTAAGCCTCCTTGCGTCTTGATAAGCGCAATCGGGAAATCGCAATCGTCATTTACTATCTTGATCTTGCACAAGTTTCCAGTGCTAACCTCATCGAAAATTGCTTCCTCAAAGGTTTGGCGTGTTTGCATGGTGTTGATTATTTGGTTTTTCATTTATTTTTTTGGTTTTGGTTTGTTTTGTTTCTGAGGGTAAACTGATGATTTGAACTTAGGTGGCGCGTCATTATTAGCCGCCTTACATATCCGAATGTATGCTTCGGGCGGTAAACAGGTTTGATATTGCTTTTCTGTGGCACTCATATTTTTATGTAACCTCCCTTAAAAAAACACCCATCGAAGGTTCAAGAACTGGTTTTCTGTATGCATCACCCCAAACTTCTTGTTGTAACTTGCGAAGTGCGTTTATTGCTTGGAAGTTATTTGAAAAGCTACCAACCTTCTTTTCATCGTGTTGGCCGTCAATGGAATACAAATCCCATGCCCCATCCTTTGGATTGTAATAAATCGCAGCAAATAGGTAATCCCTTCCATAATGATTATGTGATGCAATCAATCCCTCAAATCCCTCATTTGGAAGTATGTTGATATTGATGCAATCGTTAAATGCCGTTTCAATTAAATTTTGTTCCCTTGGAGTGACTTCGTATTTTATGCCGTTGATTTTCATTTTGTGAAGTAAAAATACAATGTAACGATTATTATATGAGCGAAGAAGATTTTTAAGAGGAAATCCGCTAGGCGTTGCCTGTCTCGTTCCTCCCTTTGCTTTTCCAATATGTCTTGGATGGTTTTTGCGCGTGTCATTTTGCTTTCCCCTTATATGTTTCGCACAACTCATTCCAAAGAATTTCTTGCCTCTTGGAAGCAAATTCCATGTTGCGAACCGCCCCATATATTTCGCCTTGGCGTTCTATCAAAAAATTTAAAACACCAACCTGCTGATATGGCGCAAGCCTTCGCCGTGCTTCACTATGTGCGGACATAAAATCGCCGTCACTGCATATCACAAGTGGAAGGAAATTCATTTTGCTCCCCCTTTCGCCTTAGACAATGCCGCTTTGCATTGGTCAATTAGAAGGCTGTCTTGATCCCCAAATGCGTCACAGATAGCTTGCAAGGCGTCTTGCATTTCTTGGGATGTTTTCTTGAGTTCGGAAAGACGGCTTTTGCGCTTGCGTTGAAATTTTACCCATTCAGGGCCGGGAGTAATGTTCATTTCAGGCCCTCCGCTTTCAAGATTGCGGCCCTTGCCATTTCAATTGGCACGCTCGATCCTGTCATCTTTTCGCCTTCGATTGCGATATAATCCGCAAGAAGGAAACGCAAGGCTTCCAATAAATCAGGAGCGGAAGCAATGAGGCGTGGGATTGTGTCGTTTGTGAGGTTGTTGGTTTCAGCAATCACTCCTCCATATCTGGTGGTGATCTCCCATGCTGATGGTTTTTGATTGGAATACTGGCTGACGATGACGCGCCAAGGTGATTGCAGGTTTGTGGTTTTCATTTTCTGATGATTCTTTGAGTTAAGTATTGAAAAGCGCGAACAATTCTGGAGAAATCAGCGTCTGAGATAGGCGCAAGACCTTCCTGCATAGTGTCGCGGAATTTATTGCGAAGGCGGTTGGAGTTAAATGTTTGCATTGGTTTATTCGTTTGAATCTTTAATCCGGGAAAGAATGCGTTTAAATTCCATCCCCCCATCAATCTCCAGGAAATCTGTGTGCGCGTTTGAATAATCGGGCCTCCCGTCGTTTTCCCGGTAGAGTGTCCAAGTGGAGCCTCCGCCAAGAATCCAACGATTCCCGTCTAAATCGGCGAAAATGTCGCCGTGCGAAAGGCCATCAAAAGGCCCGATTTCTGATTTTCCGATAATTGCGCGAGGTGTTTTCATGTTATTAAATAGAAACAAATTGACCTTGTTCCCCTTGCCAATAAACAGAGGGAAGTTGCAACTTGAAACGAGAGGCTACATTTTCGGCATTCTCTCGCGTTGTAACGGCGCACAATGGCATTCCGTCTTTGATTAATGACCAGCCTTCTGAATTTCGGGAAAGATAAACAGATGGGATTTCTTTTAGAGGTTCGCGTTTCATGGTTTGAAATGGTTTTTGTTTATGGATTAAAAAGATTAGCATGGGTTAGAAATTTTGAATGATCACGCCGCCGTCGAACTCGATCACGCTGGTTCTGTCTTGCAATAGGCGAAGGGCTTCGGACTCGTCCTCTTCTTCATCGCCTGACGATTGGCAAGCGAGGTCGTAGTCTTGCCACGCCGCCACGGCGGAATCATATTCGGAGAAGTCGCAGCGGATGGCGACCCGATCAAACTCGATTTCCTCGCCCGTCGATTCTTCGAGTTCTTCGAGATATTCGACAAGGGCAAACGCTCCCGCACGGCTCCAATTGGCGCAGGTGTCGGAGATTAGAATTTCAGCGGCTTCAGTTGTGGACAATGTTGTTTTCATTTGGATTTGGTTTTTCTATTTGGGTTGGTGTTCTGAGGGGAACGGGGAAGGTTAGGCGTTGCAGGATTCAATATCGGCGGTGACGCACGACTCACAATAACCGCCCTCATTTAATTGGCGGACTGGATAGAGTTCACGGCACTCTGTGCATTTGATTTGGAAACCAGAGATGCGAGTGTCGCAGCACATAGAGGCGATGCCAATCGGTAGCCGCTGAGACTCGTTGATGATGAGGAAGCGATCACCTGTGATTTTGTTTCGGACTGGTCGGATGGTCATTTGATTTGGTTTTTCGTTTGAGTTTTCGGATCGGCGAGGGATTCGCTGATCACGAAAAAGAGACTCGCGCAGACTCTCGCGAACACCAAGAAAAAAAGTTTTCGCACACGCGCATTCTAATATTGACAAGCCCACGGAACCGCACTGGATGCGGCTCTGCGGGCGTTTCAAATTCAAAAAATAATTGAAAAAAACATTTTGAGAGATCAAAAATAAAATCAGATTTTGCAACTTCCCGCCCGTAAGAGGCAGGGGAATGTTGCCAGCAATTTGCCAGATTCATTTTCCATGCCAATTTAATAACTTCGCGAATTAATTATCATGCCAACTTTCAAAGCGAAATCTGATGAGAATCAGATTGAATGCGGATGAATTTTTATGCGTAGTCCGATCCGATTTGAGATGAATATCTCAATTGAGGAGCTTCTGACGAAGCTAGTTTAAGCTTGCAATTTTTAATCAGTCAAGCTCAAAATGTAGAAATGACTGAAAAAACTTTAGGTAGGCCAGAGACCCCATTTGATCAAGATACCGCAAAACATATTTGCGACATGATAGAATCAGGCATGACACTGAACGCAATTTGTCAGCTTCCAGATGTTCCAAGCATTCCGACAGTGTATAAATGGCTGGACAATCATCCAGAGTTCTTTCAAGACTACGCTCGTGCGAGATCAAAGCAGGCCGACACATTCGCTGACATGGTAATGACGGAGGCCTTCAATTCACATGACGCGCAGATTGGCCGTTTACGCATCGACGCACTAAAATGGACGGCATCCAAACTCGCGCCAAAGAAATACGGGGACAAAGTAGAGATCGAGCAAACTGGAAACCAGAATTTCAAGATCAGCTTTTCGGTTCCAGATCGTGACACGCGTGACTCACTGAAAGAACTATCTGCCCCTGTTGCAAGGATTCAAGACTCCGAGCCGATAGAGGCCGAGATTGTGGAATCTGAATAGATAAAGAGATTCAATCTCAGCGCGGGCTTTTGTTTCAATCTGTCATATTTTGACAGGTTCGCGCATTTTCCCGTTAGGTAACAATCTCGCCGAACCTTTCACGGATTAGCCTAGTTTTTCCCGATAGGTAAAAAGCGCGATTCTATGCCATTGCAGAGCGTAGGAAGCCCGTGATTGACTCGCCAAGCTTTTCGGGCATCATCTCCCGCCCATGTCTAAAAAAACAGCTACCGAACTAGAAATCCTTTCGCACGCCTACGAAAAGAATCCTACCGCCGAAAACTCTGCACTATTTATCAAGACGCTACTGGAAGCACTAAGGAGCCGCGAGGAAGCCATTGATGAGTTAGAAAAGGGGATTCGCACGCTAGAGCTTTTCCTCGCCGAAAAAACAGATTGCGGACGGAAAAAACCATGATAAGGGGGAAGGCTATGGAATATCAACAACACCGCGAATTTGTCCGAAAACTTTGCAAGGCTGGATCAGTCATTGCCGAAGAACTCACGCCCGAAGATTGTCACCGCCTACACATGGCAATCGGAATCAGTGGCGAGGCCGGCGAGTTGCTGGATGCAGTGAAGAAGGCCACGATCTACCGCAAGCCGCTAGACATTGCCAACATTGTCGAAGAATGTGGCGACTTGCTTTTTTACATTTCTGGAATACTCGACTCGATCGGCGTAGACATTGAAAGCGCGATTGCCGCGAATACCTCGAAGCTATCCATCAGATACGGGAAAAGCTATTCAGACGCTGCCGCAATTCAACGAGCGGACAAAGATCACGGAAGCGAAGTCAAAACAGAGAAAGAACCTGATGACGATTTCAACGAGATCGTTCCTCGCGCTTGCAATGTGGACGATGAAGAATGCGAATCTTGCCAATGAATAAATCACAAGAATACTGGGAAGGATTCGCAGATGGACAGCGTGACATTGAAGCCCAGTTAGACATCGAGGAGCATTCAATTGATCCGAACGAGTTCATTCAATCTCTAGACCTGTTTGCTGGCTGGCTGATGGGATTGATTCAAAACAACGGGAGCGATGAGATCAACGACGAAGGAGCGCCGATTTATTCAAACTATTCAGACGCGACCATTGCCGGAATCGCCGCAGCATTCACCTATGCTAGACTTTTGCGCGTTGTATCGGCTTGCATTTTTCGACTGAATCAGGGTGACTTCACCGAGGAACATTTCCATCACGAATTGAATCACGCTCTGCATATGCTGGAAACGAACAGCAGTGAGGTGCTGGAATATGAAGACTGAAAAGCAAATCACCGAACTTTCGGAGAAATATCACAAGCTAATAGCAGGAGACCATCACAAGGACAGGGATTGCCACTGGCACATTGAAACCCGTTGGAGCTATGGCAAGCCGCCTGTTTTTATCGTGGAACATAGCGGATATTTACACGAAACGGAGCGTGCTATTTTCGACAGCTACGAGACGGCAATGGCATTCCTCCGCGATGAGTTAAAAGACGCGATAGAAATAGAAGAGTTTCACAAGGCACAAATGGATGGAATTAGATTTCCCGACGACATTCCCAGCGAGTTGAGAGCATTCGAGCTATGAACTGGAACGAATATGCGTTAGAGTTGGCAACGATAGCCGCGAAGAAAAGCAAAGACCCGTGGAAACAAGTTGGAGCTTGTTTGCTTCGCCATGATAACACAGTTGCAGGAATAGGCTATAACGGCTTCCCCGCTGGAATGCGTGAGGATTGGGTGGATCGAGATAAACGAAGGCTCTACATTGTCCATGCCGAGCAGAATGCGCTTCGTTATGTGAAGCCAGATGAATGCGCGACAATTGCCGTGACATTGCTTCCATGCAATGATTGCTTGCGTTCTATTGCATCCTATGGAATCAAGACTGTGATTTATCGTGATATTTACGACAGAGACATCACGAGTATTTCACTAGCGCAAGACTTCGGAATAAAACTTATCAGACTATGAGATTTCACATTCTCGGCCTTCCCCATACAGTAACTTCAAAAGAATACAATGCCTGTGCATATACTCAGAAGGTTGTAAAATTCGGCAAGATGATGGTGGAGCGAGGGCATGAAGTCATTCACTACGGCCACGAGGATTCCGATTTAATATGCACGGAGAATGTTCCAGTAATCACAAATTGTGATTTCAAGAAGTCTTATGGTTCGCATGATTGGAGAAAGACATTCTTTAAGTTCAATATGCAGGATCATGCATATCAGACTTTCTTCAAGAATGCGATTCGTGAGGTAGGGAAAAGGAAATTGAAGCATGATTTCATTCTGCCCTTCTGGGGATCAGGTGTTCGCCCTATCTGTGACGCGCATCAAGACATGATTTGCGTGGAGCCGGGCATTGGGTATGCGGGTGGGCATTGGGCGCGGTGGAAAGTCTGGGAGAGTTACGCGATTTACCATGCTTATTACGGCTTACAGGCTGTTGGAAATTGTCGGCAAGACTGGTATGATGTTGTCATTCCGAATTATTTCGATGTAGAGGATTTCGAGTTTAATCATCACAAGGATGACTATTTTCTGTATCTAGGCAGAGTTTACAGCGGAAAAGGTGTTGATGTAGCGATCCAAGCCACAGAGAGGGCAGGGGTGAAACTAGTTATCGCAGGTCAGAAAGAAGAAGGGTATAAATTGCCCGACCATGTGGAATATGTTGGTTATGCCGATGTGCCAACTAGAAAGAAGCTAATGGCTAATGCAAAAGCTAGTTTCGTTCCTTCGCAATATATTGAGCCATTCGGAGGGGTTCAGGTTGAGAACTTACTTTGTGGAACGCCAACGATCACGACAGACTGGGGATCATTCACGGAAAACAACCTTCATGGCATCACAGGCTTTCGGTGTCGGACGATGGGTGACTTTGTGGATGCGATCAATAATATTGATGACATCAAGCCGATAGATTGTAGGAAGTGGGGCGAGAACTTCACGCTTGGGAAAGTTGCGCCGATGTATGAGAAATATTTTAGCGATGTTTTAGATGTCTATAGGGGCCAAGGCTGGTATGCTGATGGAAATGGATTGTATGCAGGAATGAAGAATTACCCATGAACTATATTGTTTTAGGTGTTGTAATTTATTGTATTATTCTATATTATATTGAACATGAAAGCGATCCTAGAATTTAATTTACCCGAAGAACAAGACGACCATGCTTATGCGTTGTCTGGACTTGACGCATTGTTAGTCATTAGCGACTTGGAGCAAGAGATCAGAAGTAAACTTCGATATGACTCTGGAGAGTTTAAGGAGTTTAATGTTGAAAGTTATGACGATGACGGCAACAAATCTAATCGGCGAGTAAGGGGTTGCTCCGATACGCTTGAACAGGTTTGGAATGTGTTGCTTCGATTTAAGCAAGAAAGGAATCTGCCAGAGTTGACATGATTGGCGGAAGCGTCAATAGAGTTATCAAGTTAGCCGAGGAGATTAGGGAAGAGGCTGACAAGGATGAAGATGTAGGAATTGTATATGCGGCAAAGCATATCATTCTTAACGCAGGTATTGTTAAGGGTAAGATTGAATTGGACATTCCAAAGTCAAAAGAAGTTGTGCAGTCTTATGTCCAGAGCTTGCTGGATGCAGACCAGTTTGAAGCTGCCGCTACTATTCTCTGGGGGCCGCAGGTCTATGATTGGCGACCAATGTCCAGTCAAAACACATGGAGATGCTTGTTCGATCATGATAAGTTGTTAATCCAAGGTGCAGGCGCAATGGGAAAAACATTCGGTGCAGCAGCTTGGTTCTTGTTGGATTGGATGCGTGATCCTCACTATACTTGTATTAAAGTTGTGTCATTGACAGCAGAACACGCACAACGAAATGTATTTGCAGCTATTAAGAAGTTCTATACTACTGCATTAGTTAGACCAGAATTTGAAGGTAGTGAGACACTTGTAAAAAGTATCCAAGCTAATAGTGATAATAAAAATGGCATTCACCTAGTTGCTGTTCCAAGGGGCGATAGTGGAACTGGAACGCTTCGTGGTTTCCACCCTAGCCCAAGAAGTGGTAAGCCGCATCCGAAATGGGGCAGGATGTCTAGGACTCATGTTGTGCTGGACGAAGCGGAAGAAGTCCCTGCTGGTGTTTGGGAAGGATTGCAGAACATCTTGTCAGCGGCGGATACAGAAGGTGCAAAAGGTAGAATCAAGATATTTGCGGCAAGCAACCCGAAAGATAGGAC